TCTTTGCCAATACCTACAGAATCCATAATCTTCAGAGAGGAATCTTTGATCCTCATCAACATAAGAATTAAATAAAGCATATGAGTACTTCCTCTCTTCTTCATTTAAAAGAGCAGTATCGTCATCATATTTTAATTCCGGGTGCTCGGCAAACATCTTTTCAAATACGCTACGCTTTATCATCATAAAGCCCGTGCCAGCATCGTGAACTGCTATAGCACCTTTATCAACCTTGATTCTTTCATTTGCAAAACGAACTGGATTAACAACGAATCTAACGCTTGAATCTAACAGTTTATCAGCTGCTATTCCATTCTTTGCTGCATTTAAAACTTTATTCCAGTTGATATCTTTAATCGGGTAAGCACCTGTCATAATCTCTTTATCGTGCCAAAGCATCTTTAATATATCATCTGGATTAAATGCTAAGTCAACATCAATAAAAACCAAATGAGTGAACTCCGGGTTAGCCATAAACTTAGCAACAAGCTGATTCCTGGCCCTACTGATGAGCGAATCAGATAATGTACTCACTGAGAATTTTAAACCAATCTCCTTGAAGCCAATTGCTGTTTTCAAGAACGACATAAAGAATGGTTCAGTAATCTGTTGATCATAACAAGGCAAAGCAAAAAGCGGATGCCAGGATTGAATCTGTTCAGATGTAATTTCAATTTCAATTTCTTCAGTGTTTATCATACATGAAAGTATACACAAAAAAACCCCCGTGCGTTTCCACACGGGGGCTTTTATGGGATTATTTATTTAATAATCACTTAGTTGCGTTGGTCTTTGCCTTCGGCTTGACACCAGCAACTTCGTTTGCGCTAACCGTAGCGTTAGTGGAAGACTGCTTCGTAGCCTTAAAGAACAGGCTATTGGTATCAGCCTCAAAGCGAATAACGATGTTATAGCCCAACTTCTTTGCCTGAGCACGAATTCTCTGCTGCATCGAATTGTAAGCCTTACCCTTTTCCACACCCGTAATGCAGAACTTATCGCCAGTCTTAACGGACTCGTTAAGTGCATCAATAATCATCTGCAATTCCTCAGACACACGACCTGAGCGAGAGATTTCGGGGAAGTTATCAACTTTCTGAATCTGAATGGACATTTTATTTCTTTCCTTTTACTAGGTTGAATTTGTACTACTGAGAAGGTGGTTCCTATCTCGTTGGCAATACTCTAGCAGGGGGAAACACGCCATGCTGTCCGTTTGAGATTTTTCTTTTTTCTGAGCAAAAAAAGTTTTTCTCCCCAGCCTATTCCGACTAAAAGTCGCTACTATTAATTTTGGAAGTTTCTTTACCAGGCGCAAGCAAATTTGCCAACTGATTCTGCAACTTTCCAATCGCCAGTTTGCTGACCGTTAATTCAAAATTAAGCGATGAGATCTGCTTATTTAATTCTGTAATGATCTCATCAACTGTTACCTGATAACTTTGTTCCGCTGTTACAGCATCTCTATCCATCTGTCTACCTCTTCTTTTGTTCTACTATTCACATCAATAAACTGGCTTGTCTCTTTATGGAACATTTTGACATCTTCCATCTCTTCAAGGTCATCCCCATAGAAAGAAGCATCTGGTTCCAATATTTCAATTTCTATTTCAGAGTCAATTGCAGCTTTATCCATGCAATTATAAACAGCACCAGCCAAAGCATCAGCCAAGTCTTTAGACCCGGTGGAAGGGTGGTCAATTTTATTATTGCCGAATAATTTTAATTTCAATAACTCTTCTTCAACAAGAAGCTCATTCCAATAGCCCCTTAGTCTAGTGTCGTAAATACAAGACATAAGGGTATCATAATCCGTCTTCTTTACGCTGTGGAAGTCAGAATTAATTCCCATGTTTCTTAAACTCTGAATCATTTCGATTGATTGCCAGCGGTCAAAGGTAACTAAAGCAACATCAAATTTTCTATTCAAATCAACAATCATTTGTCGAATTGAGGCAAAGTTGATTTCTGCACCAACCGTTGCCTCCCATGAATAAACTAAATCGACATTAATAATAGGGAGCTTTTCTATTCCCATTGATGTTTTAACTTCTTTAAACCCGGCACAATGCGCCATGCATAACGCGGCCCTATCTCGTTTCAATGCCAAGTCAACATGGATGAATCTTGTAAACCCATCTTTATTATTGAACCAAGGCTTAAACAAACCTTCTTCATCAATTGGGTTCTCACGATACATAAAAGATTTTCTAACCAAATCTGGATCTCTAAAGTATGCGTCTTCCATGTTTGGTGGTTCACACTCAAAACGAGCCATTGCTTGAATAGGATTACGAACATATTCTGACTCTAAATCCTCACGCTTAATTGTTGGATTTACTTCCCAAGTAGCAGCTTTCATTGACCAAGTTTTTGGTTCGTTTGTATTTCTAGAATCAAAGTATCTTTGCTGGATAAAGTCACCTTTATAGCGCGGGAATGAAAGAAGAATAACTTTACCGACTTCTGGGAAACGAGACATAACAGATAACTTACTCATGTTATAAATAGCAGAGGCGGAGCCTTTTGATCTCGTTTCACCTTTCAATTCCACATCAGTTTTGAAAGCAGCAATTTCGTCAAGGATGATTGTCATAACTTCATAACCCTCCCAACCTTCACTTTCAGAGTGACCTGAGAAGCATCTTACTGGTCTACTAAAGAAGAAGATTTCTGACACTCTCGGTTCAAAACCGACTTCATTAAAGAATGGTGAACTCAACAAAAGGTTTTTGAAAGGCTCAAAGAAAACTCTCTGCGCTTGCTGTGCGTTAACAGCCAGGTTAAGTAAGTCAATATACACACCCTTTGCTTTTCCATAGTAACTCAAAGGATCACTTAGACAATGCATCAAATACGCTGTATAAGCCATTGATATGCGAGCGCAATGGTCTTTACCAGAGCCTTTGCCCAACATGCATATAACTTCATTGTCAGTATATTTGTTGTACCACTCAGTTCCTTCCTCTTCACCCATCAAATCTATTAATGTACTTTTTTTAAAGATTTGTGTTGAATGGCGAACAATTTCCAATTGGATAGGCGATAATGGTGGTAAGCCAAGATAGTGCTGATCCGTAACGAATTGCTCAATGGAAACAGGTTTCATTGTGAATTCATCTTTGGATAATAGCCTTTCAAAATCAGCTAACTCTAAGTTCATACCCATAAAGTCAGACATGATTTCCACCTTTATGGGCGATTAAAATATTTACCTTCATTTACTTTTCTACAATCACTGCGTCTTGAATATCTTCATCAGAAGTTTTCATAATATCAAATGCAACAGCAAGTTCTCTTCTAACTTCGTCAGCAATTTGCGGGTGCTTTGAAATAACATCTCTGAGAATCTTTGAGAGTATTTGGTTAACATTCTCGGCTTTCTGCATTCGGGCAATGTAATCACTATCCCCGGTTGTACCACCCATTAACTTATGTAATTGTGCTTTCTTATTCGCAATTTCAGAAGCTAACTTAAGAGCCTGGATACGAGCAGGAACCATGCCGTGATCAGTAGCAATATTCACTGTCTCCCAAGCTTCTTTGCTTAACTGATCAAACTCCTGCAAGGCTTTGATTGTATTAAATTGTATTCTTTCAAGAAAGTAAGGATCATCATCAGCCTGCTTGTTAAGAATCTTTTTGTACTCGCCAATATATTCTTTTGCTTCACTTGTGCTTAAAGAAAGAAGCGTACCAATTTCATGGTAGTTATAGCCCTTCACAAAAAGAAGCCCAGCCTCTTCAATCTTCCTTAACTTATCTAGAATTGTTTTTTCGCCAACTGGCTCTATTTCAGACATATATATATTTTATCATACGGATAAATAATAAAAAGCGAAAAGCCCCGCAATAGCGGGGCAATTCACCAAATATAAAATATTTTCTTACTTAGAAACAACTCTGTAAATAACCAGCTTTGGAGTCTGGGCAAAAATGATAAGTGTTTCTTCAACTTTGGATGGAGTATTCATGGTTTTCATATTACCACCTGATAATCGATTATTCTTGTACTTGTCTTGTTTTTCTATAAATTAGTTTCGTCTTTAAAGCCAAGAATATCGTTATTCTTTTTTGCAAAAGACTCTAATTCATCGTAACTATATCCATGCATTTTTGTGAAGGTCAAGCGATAGTTATACCAACCTCTTACGCCTTCCCAAAATTTAACATCTGTTTCCTGTGCAAGTTGCGTTAATTCTTCATCTGTGAGAATGAAGCTAAGCACACCCAATGGCATATAGACAACGCTGTTATATGTGCTTTCCTTATCCTCACCATATTCCTGTAATATGTCTTGGAACTGCTTAATAGTCCTAGATACAGCATCACCAGTATAATGATCTATTTGACCATAAGCATTTCTAATTCTGGGGCAATAGTCATCAACATTTGTTATTGTGCCGAATGTTCTACAAACCATCGGCCTATAACCGTAGATTGTACAACCGCCCTTATAGAAAGCACAATGCCTCCTTGTCTCACCGTCAGCTTGCCAATCTTCATCTGTCATTGCATCCTTAAGTGAGGCAATAACTGACTCAATCCATTCGTTTGCAAAAGCCTCGCCTTTATCTTCCATCTTGAGATAAAACTCTTGCTTGAGCCTGAAAGCAATATTCGCACACTCTGTTAATGGAATCCTCAAACCAATTACACAGCATCCGCCAGAACCCATGCACTTATACTTTGTTTCATTTTGTTTTGCCTCAATATAGCGAACCTGATTATAAACCATATCAAGTTTTGCAAATGTTGTAATATCTTTAGAAGATATTGCTCTTTTCATAATGACTTTCCTTTCTTTTTCCAATCATTCTTTTTCTTCATTTCGCGCCTCTTTTGCTCTACAAGTTTCTGCGCTGGAGATTTAGGAGCCTTTGGGCGACCAGAGGATAAGTTTCTTCCCTTTCCTCTATATTTAAGAAGATCATATTTCTTACACCAGTTATAAACAGACTGAGGGCTAACCTTAACATTGTAGTTCTTTTCAAGAAGCTTAACAATATCTGTCATATTCATCCTCTTAGCAACATAATGCTCGTAGAGGAATGCCTTATCCTTGTACGGTTCTAACGCCATCCCTACCCCCAGTTTTGTAATACCATAATGCTATTCCTAATGCATCAACAATATCTTCATCATCAAGTCCTGGCGTATCTTCTCCATACGCTACTGAGACAATATCCCTGACTCTTTGCTTTCTTTCATTCTTCATCTTGATTTGAATCGAGCCTTTCTTGCCATTCTCCTCTAAGACTTTTTTATCTTGTTTGTTTAAATTCTTATAGCCAATATTTGGCTTCCAACTCAAAGGATTGATATCTCTTGTTTTGATACCATTCTGGAATAGAAGCCCCCAAGTAAAACCAATCATATACGAAATAATTCTGCTTGATTGAAAGTTCTGAATATAAACAGATTGTTCAATAGCAGCAACATCTGGTTTATACTCATTTATAATAGCGATAAGTTCTGTTGCTATCTTGGCAAATTTATCAGAAGGCTCTTTATCTTTTGTGAGGACAACTTTCCCGGTTGCTATAACATTCTTATTGTTATCTACAATTGCCCAAGCAAGAGAATGAGAAGCAGGGTCTATGGCTAACACCCTAGACCAGTGATCGTTATTAACAATTGATTTCAAACTCACATAAATATTATAGCGTATATAAACTAGCGTTGTTCATCTCTGAGCTTCTGCTCATCCCAACCCCAACTTATAAGTCTTTGAATGTATCTTTCATTCTTGCACTGTTCGCATATATCTTCACTATTATATGATGACAATATCGTTGTGCAATCTTTAGTTTTACAGATTCTTTTTCTTTTCTTGTTTGCTTTTTTCCTATAGTAGTTGTCTAATAGTTTTTTATTTGTTACTACTTTGCGACATTCTGGAGAGCAATAAATTGTGTTATATACTTTTGCTGTAAATTCTTTTTTACATTCATCGTTGCTGCATATTCTTATTTCACCGTCAAACATTCCCCGACCAGCATTTATCAGCCAAAGCACAGTCAGCACACTTTGCTGAACTACGCTTATATGGCTGTACAGGTATTTCTCGCTTTAAGAAAGCATCGTAAATACCATTATATTTCTTAAATAGTTTATCAATAAAAGCGTCATCTCGTTCTATGTAA